GCCGCTAGACGATAAATCTGATCTGGGGCATCTGCTGCCTTTACGTCAAATGTACCATTCTTGAACATAGGAATAGGAGTCAATTTGCGCTTAGCATTATCAATACGTTTTACAATTTGTGCTGTAGATAAACGCAATGTCTTCTTATTAAGATTTTTAAGTGATGCGGCAATTACTTCAGGTTGGTCTACAAGAGCCTTATAGATTCCATCAGATGTCAATGGAGCACCAAAGAATGTTGAATCAACTAACTCTGGTCCGATAACATCTAGGTTAAATACTTTATTTGCCGATGTTAATGCTTTTACACGGATTTTTCTACTAGCATCCATTGTAGGCATAAGCATACGCTTGCGACCAACGATGCCATCTGTTACCTTAAAGGCATCATCAGTATTTAGAAAGAATGCTTTTGCATCAGTAACATTTGAAATCTCAGCCTTGTTAAACATTTTAACAACTGAGTCACCAAACTCTGGAGCAAGGCGTGCAATCTCACGACGAGCCTCTGTAGCAGCTAACTGGTTATCTGACTTTACCGCTTTGCGGTAGTCAGAGAGTTTAGATCCGTATGTGTCCCAAAACTGTTGAGTCTTTGGCATATCGAAATATTCATTAAACTTAACACCAGCCTTGCGTGCATCCGATACGAGAACCTCATAAGAGTACTTACGTAAATCGTATCCGCGCTTAACCTTTCCAACTAATAGTAAAGGATCTGTTCTTAGACGCCATATTGCATCGGCTGCACCAGATACGAGTTTATAGAAGAAACCGTTTTCATAAAAATCGCCTGGAACTATAGCGTCTACAACATTTGCTACAAACCGACCAGGTGAGTACTTGGCTGCATTTGCTGCAGCAATAGCATCATCAAAGTTATCACGAGCAGCATCTAGTTCATCTTGCTTAAGACCTAATACCTTGCTGTTATGCTTATCTGCAAGTTGAATGTAATACTTTTCTTCTTCTGTTGCATCAGCCATTAAGTCTTCTGGCTTTGCTCCACCAGCGATTTTCATCGCTACATCCATTTGTACGTTTCCGTACTTTTCACGTGCAGTTTCGATACGATTAGGATTGAACTTGTTTTCTCCGTCTTTACCGGATTCAGTCCAAGCGTCTCCTAGGTTCTTGCCTTCACCTACTGCTATTAAACCTGTGCGTGCAACACGAGTAACAAAATCAGAAGGAACCATAAGAGCATTGAATAATGCTCCGCCTGTGTAATGCCAAGCTGTTCCTAATGGACTACGGCTAGGCTTTTCTTCTGGTGACTCTGTGCCAAATTTATTTTTAAGGTCTTCTTGTTGCGCTGGAGAATATTGATTAAACTTTTGTTGTGCAACAGATGCTGGTAAATTAAGTAGTCCTTGATGTACTGCAAGAGCCTTACTTAAATCATCAACTTTTTTCTTCTCGTTTGCTGATAGACCAGCTTGAAAAGCAGCTGCTTTCAAGTTATCAGCCATCAGTTACCTCGCGCTAATGCTTCTTGGTATAGAACAAAAATACTTCCATCTGTATCGTATGGAATCATTTTTGCTAATGTATCTGATAATTTTTCGCTTGAACGAATTTGATTTAATCCTAGAACTTCAGAACCTGGACCTGGGCCACGATCTAGACCTGCTGTGATTGGTTCATCAGGACGTGTAGTTGGAGCATATAATTCTGTTACTGGTGCAGAAGGTGGATTAGATGGACGACCACCTACGTTATCTGCTACACCACGAGTGGACGCAAGGGATGCACCAGATTTAATCGCTGATGTTTCTACACCTTCGCCATAATATTCTGACGGTAGATCTGTTCTCTTGGAAAATTTGCCAGGACCTGCAGCACCGGCGAGTGGACCTCTAGCCATCTGTTTCCTCCTGTATTGTTTCTAAATCTTGTGAAAATTCTTCCCACACTTTGATTGTGGCTGACTTTTGATTAGCGTGATAGATAGATAATTCGTATAACTCAGAAGCAAACGCTTCTACTGTCTGTGTAATGTTGTACATAAACCCTGCAAGAATCACAAGGAAATCTGTTGGGCGTACTGGACGCGGAAGTTTATCTTTACTACTCATCGTCCAGTACACCTTTCAGGTTAATAATTAAGCCTTCTTGCCTTTGCGTCCAGGAACGTTCATTCCGAAGAATACTTTTCCGCCTGCTGGCTTTGCTGTGTCTTTCTTGCCTTCTACTGGCTTTACTTGTACAGCTTTTTCAAATGTACCTTTTTTCATATTTGCACCTCCTTCACTTATGCTGCCCCACCAATAGAGGCTAGTAGTTGCGCTATATCGGGACGTTGACCAGCAGCAGGGGCCTGACCAGCTTGTTCTTGTGGAGGTTGCTGCGAGGCAGGAGCGGGGGCCGCACCTGCTGCTGGAATCTGTTGTTCCATACCTGGCGCCATAGGTGGCGCTACTGGAACTGGTTGTGGCATAAATACTTTTTCTACAGTTGACTCTAGTGAGAGTCCCTTTTGGCGACCTTGGATAACACCAGCGATACGCTTGACAATCTCTTCAGGGTTTTGCCCCTGCGCCGCCATAGCAGGAATAGCTTGAGCATACTGAGCAACGGCCACACGCAAAGAATCACGCATCTCTTCAATATCAACACGCTGTTCCTCCTGAGTAACATTGAGGTCCATTGGAATCTCACGTCGTACATAGTCGCGGGAGACAAGTTTATCTGAACGCATTTGTAGTAATGCGATGATGGCACGGTTAGGATCCATACCGGACATAATTCCGTAGCGTACATCTACGCCGTACTCGCCCTTGATATCACGAGATGGTACGTACTTCATTGTGTATGGAGTACCGTCATCTGTTCCCTTGATTGACTTTGTCATTGAACCAAAAACAATCTCGTCAATTTCAAAGCAAAGAGATACAAGTTCCATAAATAGACGTGCAAACTGTGCTTGAGCTGATTTAATCTGTGTATCAAATCCAGCCTGTAGTGCTTGCACACCACGACCTGTAACAACAGATGCGCTGATATCTCCTGAACGAGACTCTGGATAGCGAGCACCTAAGCGTAGTTCACGCTCTAGAACACCGGACTCAGTAAAGACTCCAGGTGGTAGTTCTAGTGGAACACGACGAATGTTCTGTGGTTGAGATGAACGCATAATTGCATCTGGTCCAAGAGCCAGTTCTTGCACATCTTGTGGAATAGCAATAGGTGCTTGGATAGATTTTTCAGCGGCTTGAATCTGCAAGACTGCAAAACGAGCACGAGCAAGTTGTACTGCTAGTACATC